CGGAGCCGGAACCCATACCTGCAACCACTCCTGAACCGGAACCGGAACCCATGCCTGCGCCACCACCGCCGCACCTCATCCACACCTCGTCGAGTATCCATGTCCGCTCTGCATCCACCCACAGGTTGACGTTCTTGGTCATTACGTTGCGGACAGCTTCGGGGCGGTTCTTGGCGTCCTTGACCTGATCGGCGAGGTAATCCGCCGACAGCGATACGCCGAGGTTGGGATTGGCCTTGATCCACATCTTCGGGTTGTCCCACTCCTCCTTGTCGTCGAGGGTGTAGATAATGCCGAACAGCGAGTCGTCGCGATTCACGCCCCGCAGGACTTTTATCACATTCTCGCGATAGGCGTAGCAGGCCCCCGACTTATTGAACCCCGCGGTGGTGATAATAAACATCAGCGGTTGCCTTCTCGCTCCGAAGGCCGACTTTATCACATCGAACATGCCGCTGTCCTTGTGGGCATGGAACTCGTCGATAATACCGCAGGAGGGATTCAGACCGTCGTGGGTTCCATAGTCCGAGGAGAGGGGTTTGAACAGGCCGCCTTTCGCTTCGTAGGCAATGGAGTTGCGGAACGGCGACAGGTAATTCTTCAGGTCGGTGGCCTTGACTATCTCCACAGCATCGGCGAAGCATATCTTCGCCTGATCCTTGACCGTGGCGGCGGAATATACCTCCGGGCGGGACTCCCCGTCGGCAAATAGCATATACAATCCTATCCCTGCCGAGAGCGCCGTCTTGCCGTTCTTGCGGGCGATCTCGATATAGGCGTAACGGAAGCGGCGCGTCCCGTCCGCCAGCTGCCAACCGAAGATATTCCACACCACGAACTGCTGCCACGGCTCCAGCAGAAACTTGCGCCCCGCCCACTCGCCTTTGGTATGCCGCAGGCTCTCGATAAACCGAATCGCCCGCGTCGCGGCCTTGCGGTCGAAGCGCCAACCCATATCCAAAGCGTTGTCGAGGTCGGCGTAGTAGCGCTCCACGGCGAGGCGGACATACTCGCAGACCACGACCTTGCCCTCGCGGACATCGGCGGCGTATTGTTCGGCGGGGTGGGGTTTATTGGTCATCACTCAAAATCTGCGAATTCGTCTTTGTTCTCTTTTTTGTCGACCATCGCCATGATGCCCTTGCGGGTGGCGGGACTGAACCCGAAGTGGGGGGCGAGCTTCTGCACCTTCTCGAAGTTGTCGCGGTAGACCTTCATGTAGGGATTTTCCACGAAACCAACTATCTGCCCCTCGTCGTTGTAAAGGGTATTGAACTTGCCCTCCTCCCTGATCTTCTTCAAAGCCTCGATAATGAGGGAGTAGGATTGGGCATAGAGCGCCAGCAGATCGACATCGAGAACCGTCAGCACCTGCAAGGCGATCAGCTGCCCCGCCTTGTCTTTGAATATCCGTTTAGCATCGCTGTCCAGCCAGGATGGAGGCTTCGCATCGGTCAGCCGTGCTATCGAAGCGGCGTTGCCCGCGTCGTTATCCCGGCAGGGCTGCACCGTACCCCTCAGTTTCTTCACCTCTACGGGGAGGTTCTTGCGCCCTTTGGTCATATCAGGTGTCGTTTACTTTAGTTTTTCGGCGGTTATCGAAAGCAGGAAGTCGCGGTAGAACTCGAAATCGGCGGGGTCTTTGCTGATCATGATATTTTCCCATCGCGGGTTGTTCGACAGATTCGGCGAGCCGACGAAGTTGAGAACCGAGCCGTCGGATAGTTTCATCACGATGATCTTCGAATGGATGGCCGTGATACGAATGTCGATCTTTCCCTGAAGGCACTTGTAGGCTCCCGACGAGAAGATCCATTTGTAAGAATGTGTCCGGTCGAGCACGAGCAGGGCGTATTCGAAGCACCCGTTGGCCGAGAGATTTTCCAAGCAGGCGATCCCCGCCGGGGTGATCGACCAGGTGGAAACGTATATCTCGGCGATCCGATCCACGTAGGCATTGATGATATTGGGCGAGTCCAGCGAGTCGGTGACCAGATGCAGCGTTTCGTCGATGTCGAACCCGGCCACGAGTTCCGCGATCAGCTCCTTGTTGTCTTCTATGCGGTAGCGGCGCTTATGGTTATTGCGGGCGATGCGCTTGTATATCTTCCGCTCGGCCTTCTGCTCTTTCGTCAGCGTCTGGTTTTGGAAACTGAACTCGAAGCTGGTCTGTTTCCCCTGCGGGCTGTCCCTGTTTACGAAGTCTCCCATGTCAATGCGATATTTCCTGTAAATTCTTCCTGTCTATAAATTTTCCGCCGCGCGCTCAATTATGCACGCGCGTACAAAAGAGGGGAGGTGCGATTGGTATTTTCAACCCTCGAAGGAATTTCGACCCCCTCTCCCAACAATTTTCTGAATTATTTTTTCGTTTATACATTGTAAAATGGAAAATATGTACTACTTTTGTACATAATAATGCCGCAAATATTAATATTATGATACTGCTTACAGTTACAGAATTTAGAAGCAACATCAGTAAATACCTGCAAATGGCTTTTACCGAGAAGGTTGCTTTAAAGAGCAAAAGAGGTATCATCGAGCTTAATCCAAGTACCGAGATTCGGTTGAACCCAAGTCCGAGCAATGACCCGTACTTCGATGATCCCCGCAATTTGGAGGCTGTCGAAACAGCTATCGCCAATCTGAAATCGGGCAAGGCGAAACTAAAATCATGGGACGAGGTTAAAGCATCGTTGGGGATATGATTTACGACGTTCAATTCACCGATGATTTTGAGGATCATCTTGCAAAGCACATCAAGGCCGGCAATAAACAACTTGTTCGTAAGATAGATTCTATCATAGTCGAATTGGCCGAACACCCTCGTACCGGTACGGGCAAACCCGAACCATTGAAATATCGAGACGGTGATTTTTGGTCTCGTCGTCTCGATCAAAAACATCGTCTCGTCTATGAGATTCGCGATGCGCAACTTTTGGTCGTCGCCGTCTCCACCTACGGTCATTACGGGGATAAATAGTGAGATCATAACTATTTGATATTCATTTGCAGGTTATCAGTCGGTTATGAGCGAAAAGCGGCGATTTCCGCTCATTTTTCCTGATTTTGTATTTCATTGACATTCCGTGTTTTATCTAAAATAAAACGGTTGAATTAATTATGTGTTAATTTATCCACTCACTGCCCTTGTCTCTTTTTGGGCTTCTTCGTGATAAGTTCGGCGATCAGGTTCGCCGGACTCTGCTCCAAAAGCCTCTTCTGCTGCGCCATATTGACGTAGATACGGGTGGTTTCGGTATCGGAATGGCCAAGCATATCTTTTATCGTCTCCACGTCGATCCCGTTGGCGACCAACAGGCTGCCGCAGGTATGGCGGAGCGAGTGCGCCGTGATCTGCGGGCGGTCGATACCGATCGCCCGCAGCCTGCGCTTGACCATCGTGCTGATGGTTATCGTCGCCAGGCGCGAGGACTTCTTCCCCTTTTCGTGATTCAGGAACACCGGATCGCTCACATCGAAGTCCCGGCACGAGATGTAATCCTCAAACAGTTCCGCTATCATATCGGGGACGGCAATGGTATCCCGCTTATCCGTATGCCCCTTGCGCTGGATGTGTATGACCGTCCTGTCGAACCGCTTATCGAAGTCTTGGATGTTCATCCTCGACACCTCGCAGCTGCGCAGTCCATTGGTGAGCATCAGGGCGATGATCAGCTTGTCCCGTTTGCCGATAACGGTCGATGTGTCGATGGACTCCATCAGCCGTGCGGCCTGATCGCCGGTCAGAGGTTCTTTGTAGTATTCCTTGTGCTTGACGCTGCTCTTGACTCCCTGGCCTATGTTACGGTAATATCCCATCTGCTCGCAGTAGCGGTAGAAGAGTTTGACCACCGTAACGTAGCTGCACACCGTCAGTACGCTCTTGCCATCGGACTGTAGGCGCTGCTTATACTCGACAAGATGCTGGCGCTGCGGACTGCGGGGATCGACGTCGCTGGCCGCCAGCCACCGGAACCACAATCCGACCTTGCGCCGGTAGTCGGATTTGGTCGATGGCAGGACATCCGTGTCGGCGATCCAGCCATCGATTATTTCAGAAAGTTTGAGTGTTGTTCTCATTTTTTGTATATTTGTACATCGGTTCGGCTGAGTAAAAGTTTTGCGATGATCGATCCGTTCACGTTGATTAGTTGCGCTGCAAACATTTTGACAATTATCACGTTAATTTGGAAGGAGGTAACTATGAAAGCAATGTTAATTACAG